AAAAGAAATATAAATGTTGGCTCCACCTTACAAGGTGGAATTTTAATAAAGAGTATATCTGTAGTTGTCCTTTTCTCTTTGAATATCTCCTTCTGGGGTGCTTTCTTTAGCTGAAGGCATATCACCGTATAAAAATTTTCCAAAGGCACCTTGGTCTGAGTTTACACGTGTATTTGCTGTGCTAAAGAATACCCTATTGCTTTGGTCTAAATTGAATTCTTCATATAAATCCCCAAAAAGTTGTTTACTTGTATTTTTAATTTCTGGATTCATAAATTGTACAGACCTTTTAACATCTTTAGTAATTTTTTCATCAACATCTGGATTAAACGAAGGAGGCGCAGCTTTTCTATCTGGCTCGTCCATAATTTCAGTCAAAAGAACATTGCTAAAGGGATTACGTTTGGTGCCTTCTTTAAAATCAGTTTTTAAAACAGATTCAAGAGTAACCGGATTAGTAGTAGACATTGTTTTGTCAAACATTCCAGTTACTTCATTGCCTTGAACTGTAAATCCTTCGTTTAACATTTCTTTAGTAATTTTTTGTTTTTTCAATTTAAATAAAACAAAAATGATTACTAATGTTATAATCCCAACAAAAATAATTCTAGTTGACATTGTTAAAATATATCCTAAAATTGAAACTAAAATTATTAGTCTAGTAATTGCGTTAAGTTTCTGTTCATAATTCATATTTGAATTGGGCCATAAATCTAACATATACTCTTTGTTAAATAAAATAGTAGGTTCATTTGTCCAAAATTGTGTTGTCATTATATATTATATATAATTTTTTTAAAATAGTTTATTAAAACCATTTTAAATTTATTATAAATATATTATAAAAATTAAATAATATATTTATAACGTGTGATTGTAAACTATTCTATTAAATAAACTTTTATCTTGAGTATAAATAATATAACACGCTGAAAAACATAATAATACACCTAATCCAAAACCCACAATAAATTTAAAACTAAAACAAAAAGAACACATTTAATTATTGTTATAATATATAAAATTTTTATTTTTATTTTTATTTTTTCCCTTTTTTCTTTTTACCACCGTTTTGTATTGGCTTTGTAGCTCCTCTAGGTGTTCTCTCAACTTTTTCTCCTGTACTAAAAACAGAAAATATTTGTTCATCAGTTAATGGATTATTTTGAGCTTGTTGTTGAGCTTGTAATTTTGCTAAATTTGCTGCCTCAGCTTTAGCTTTCATTCTTTCTCTCATTTGAGCTGCTTTCATGTTCTTATTCATTTGAGCTTCCATTGCTCCCATATTCATTTTTGCGCCTTTTCCACCAAGTCCAGGAATTCCCATTTTACTTAACATTGATTGGATATTTTCCATTCCAGGCATATTTTTCATTTTATTCATAATATCGGTAGCTTCTGAAATTAATTCACTTTCTTTAATTTCTCCAGATTTAATACGTGAATCAAGTTTATCACCAACACTTTTAACAAGACCCATAAGTTTTGTAGGATTTTTTACTAAATTACTAAATACATCTTTCATATCAGTAACATTTTCCATATCAATATTTAAATTAGCTGCGGTTTCTTCAGCAATCTCTTTAGCTAATTTACCTAATTGTCCATCAAGCATTCCATTAATATGCTCATGAATATCATCCGCACTAGGCATTCCTTCAGGAATTTTAGAAGAAGCATCTGAATTTTCAGAAGTAGATTCAGGCATTTCAAATAATCCTTGCATTTGGCTTAGCGTTTCTTCTAATTTATTTTTAAAATCATCACCATTTATCGCTTCAAATAATTTGGCAGAATCACCAAAGGCATCTCTGTTTTCCAAAGAACCAATAATTGAAAATAAAATTAGTTGTAAATACTTCCAAATTGTATCACGTGTTTTTTGAGAAATATCAAACTGCCATAAATTTTTAAAGTGAATATGAGGTAAAAACTCAGTATCAATATCAGAATCAACTTTAAACATTTCATCATTTTGATACAAAATTTCAAAAAATCTAGGAGGAAATTTCTTTTGACAAAAAGAAAATAAAAACTTCATACCTGATTGTTGAGATTCCTCAAAAATCTTTGCTCTCTCTAGTTCATCATCTATATAATTAAATTCAGAAATATCCTTCCACCATTTATTAATTAAAGGGATTACCTCAGGAAATGTTTCTTTAATGTCTTTTATTAAGTCCTTAATAACCTTAGAAAACTCATCGGGTATCTTAAGTTCTTTTTTTTCTTTTGCTTCTTCGTTGTTTGTATTCATTATATGTTTAATATAAAAATATTTTTTTAAATCAAACTAGTTTTAATATATATATTTCTACTTTTTATTTATTTCATTATAAAAAAGTAGAGCAAAAATAAAAGTTTAATTATTTAATTATCATTCAATATAGTCAATTTTACAAATATATTTAAAATATCTAAATAATAATCTAATGAAGCTGTTATAAAATCACCATAATAATTACGTTGTAATATAACATTAGTATCATAAATTATGTATCCAGAAAAAATAACAATTCCAATAGCAGCTAATGATTTTATTAGAATTGTTGACCTATAAAAGAGATTAAAAATTTGAAATAGTATTAATATTGATAATGAAAAAAATAAAAAACCTCCAGTTTTCCAACCTAATTCAATTCCAGTAGCTAATAAAAAACCACCAATTAAAAACATTACAACAAAAATTCCGATACTTCCTAACATTGTCATATTTATTAAATCATTATCATTAATTTTTAATTTAAAAGAGGCTAGTAAAATACCCCAAATATAAGAAAATGCTGAAAACAAAATAAATTTTAACCAACTAGGCATTGGAACTAGAGCTAATATCCAAATAATACCAAATGTGCTTATAATTAACAACCAATGTTTTAAATTGTAATTATCCTCTTCAGTAACCTTAGTATTAGTCATAACATAATAAGTAATACCTAATTGAGTTATTAAATTCGCAAATACCATTATCATTAATTCTTTTTTTCCGTTTAACAGACTACCAAAATTTTTAAATGTTGATTTTATTTTAGACCCACCATTTTGTCCACCTTTATAAAGTAAATTATATAATGAAGAATTTACCATTATATAATTATGATATATTTTTATTTTTGATTTGTTTTTTGCTCCACTTTTCTAAAAAGTGGACTAAAAAATGGATTCATACATTGAAGCTAACTTTGTTAAATTTTGAATATATTTCATGGTTTTTGCTTGTTCTTCTGAATTCATAGCTTTAATAGGCATGCGCAATCTATCAATCGATTCAATAATCTTATCAGGATTATTAGCATAAAGTAAATCTTGCGAATAATCTTTATAAATAAAAAAAGTAATATCACCCTTTTCAATTTCTGCCTTGTATTTTCCAACAATATAGGTATTCCAAATTTTAACAATCATTTTGGGATTAGCTTTTCTAATAGCTAAAAGTGAATTTTTTGCTACTAAAATATCGTGGTCTTCAGGAAATACACTTTGAATATCTGTTACAAATTCAACAAAGTGGTCATTAAATGCGGATAAAATATTAGAAGCCATTTAATAAATAATAAGAATTATGTTTAAATTAATTTACTTATTATTATGTTTAATTTAATTTACTTATTATTATGTTTAATTTAATTTACTTATTATTATTCTCCAATAGCAGGACCTTTTATTATTATTCGATTATATTCTATTGGAGATTGCTCGATTATATACCATCCAGGATTTGTAAATTCTAAATATATTAAAGTTACAAAAGAATTTGTGTTTAAAGGATTTTTTATAGTAAAAACATCTGTATCATACTCATCTGGTGTTGGCAATATAACTTTTTGTCTAGCTAAATTATAAATTACTGAATCAGATGAAAATAAATTTACATTATTTATTTTATTTGTATCTATAGAAAGATTTAAAAATTTTACAATTGTGCCATCTTTAGAAGATTTTAAATCTATATTAAATACACTTGAATTGTTTATAACATACAACGGTTTTGCTATATCTGTTAATACTGTATTTGTGTTTATTAGAGTGTATGAATTTAATAATGGTCCGTTAATTAGTGTAGTTGAATTTAATATAAATTTATCTAATAAAGAAGAACCAACATTAACAATTCCATCTAAAATTACTTCACCAGGCTCACCTTTATCACCTTTATCACCTTTTAATCCTTGTTCTCCTTGTTCTCCTTGTTCTCCTTTTACACTGCGTCCAGGTGGTCCCTGAGCACCTTGTTGACCAACAGGGCCTTGAATGCCTTGTGGGCCGGCAGGTCCCTGCATACTGTAATAGTGAGTAGATAAATAAGTATTCAAAAATTGTAAATTAATTGCGCATTTTTCATCATTTGCGTCTACATTAAATCCTGTTATTTTTCCTTGCACATTTAAATTTCCTTTAACTAATAAATTTTCTGAAAAAATACCTGAACCTACCACATCTAAATTAGCATTTGGAGTTGTAGTATTAATACCTACTTTATCTTTTTGTATATTTAAAACAATTTTTTTATCACATTGAATGTTAAATTTTGATTCTGGTTTATTTAGAATTAATGCTAAATTCATTCGTTCAGAATCGGTATTACTAATATTTCTTAATAACGCAAAATCTGTCTTATTATTTGTAGATAGGTATAAATAATTTTTTTTTAAAATTTCATTATCTATTTTAAAGCTTGCTCCACTTAATATAGAACAACTAGATCTCAACGAATGACTTTCTCTATTCATTATATAATATAATAATATAATAAATTATTACTATTATTATAATATAATAATTGTTAACTCATCAGTTTTTTTTATAAATTTTTCAACTTTGATGTTTTTGACGCAGCTAATAAAAACTATTATATTCTAAATATTCTTTTGATTTTGATTTATACTCAAAAGATTTTAATTTATAAAATAAACAAATAATTTTTTGAAAAAAATCTAGTAGATTATACAAAACAAATTACAATTAATTAATATACTAGAGGATTTTGAAAAATATTTTTTAAATGTAAATAATCTAGAATTACGTAACTATAAGTTCTTTGTAAACTTTAGGTTCTTTAGATTCTTTAGGTTCTTTGTAAACTTTAGGTTTTAAATAGTATTTTAAAAGAATATAATTTAAATTTATAAATTTAAATTATCATATAATATTATAATGTCTAGCGTTAATACTGTTGTAATATACGACTTAATATATTTTGCGGGTTTTGATTCAAATACAAAAAAATTATTATACACCAAACACAATTTTAATTTTGAATTATATAAAAATGATTTTAATTTAGATTTTTTAGTGACAGACAAACAAAATATTTTTATTGATTTTTTAATAAGAAACAAATCATCCTTTGATAAACCATACAGCGTTGATACATCATTAACAAAATATTTTTTACCAATGACACAAGAAATAGTTAATTATATGAATAAGTTTGGGTTTGCTATTCATACTAATTATATAAATATTAAGGATCCTATTACATTTACTGATGCTGACACACTAATTAATACACAATTTGACATTATTAATTATGATGATACCCAGATTAGAATTCTTCAAGATTATTATTGGAATGTTGATGGTAGATTAGACACAAAATGGAACTTTGATTTTAACCAATATTCAAATGATTTTAATATGTATGGCTCTAAATTATTAATTTTTACAGACTTTGTTGTAAGATGTATATCATTAAGTGGTGTAGGTGTAGGTTATGTTGGTTATGGAACTGTCCCTTTATTTCAAAAATATTTTATTCAATCTGACGATTTAAAAGAATATATATTTGAAAATGGTGTTACAAGTATTTATGATAATGTTAGTAAATGTGTTAATAATATAGATTTTATTTCTTATGGAAAATTAAATAATTTAACTTTATTTAAAACATTTGAAGAACTTAAAACACATTATTATTCTTATGGACAGTTTGAAAGACGTATTATTCCTTTTATACGTAAAACAGAATCATTAGTAAATAAAACCGCACCATTTATTGGAACCATATTTTCAAACATAGGAATTGGAACATGTTTTTTATGTAAAAATATATTAAAAAGTGATGGCGAATATTTTATAGTAACATGCAAACATATTGTTGATAATTTAATAGATATTGTATACGCTACATTTGAAAATTATGATGAAAAAACACTCACAACTTATGCGGTGACAGCCGCATTTAGATTTACTGGTTATGATATATTTACAGATATATATGTTGGTTATTTTGATAAAAATTTACCATATAATTTATCTCATAATGTAGATTTGTCATCATTTTCACCTATAAATATAGATTCAAACTATAATTTAAAAATAAATGAAGATGTTTTTACTATAGGAAATATTGGATATGAAAATAATTTAACTCCTATATATGGAAAAGTAATAAGTCCTATTACCAAAAGTAGTTTTGATGGAACTAAATTTTTAGAAAATCCGGAAGTTATCTTAACAAATTTGCCTATTTGTAAAGGTTATTCAGGTTCTCCATTATTAGTAAATACTAAATCAAAAATAATATGTGTAGGAATGATAAATCATTATTTAAAAAATAACCAATCATATTCTGGTTCAATATCAGGATTTATTTTAGGAAATATTGTAACAAATATTATTTTGAAATATAATT